CAGCTCGACGAGCAGATGAAGTTCCTGAACCGCGAGAACGACAACGCCAAGGCTCAGGCCGAGGCAAGTAAGGCTAACAAGGCTAAGGCTTTCCGCGAGCTCCTGAAGGACGTTCGCAACGGCAAGGCCGACCGCGAGATTCTGTTGCGTCCTACCGACGGCAACGTATCTGCCAACATCGAGGCCTCTGGTGCCATCAACCTCTCTATCCACGAGATGATTCCTACCCTCCACGAGGGACTGGGACTGCCCGTTGGTCTCGGCGTGGTAACTGGCGTTACCGGCAACGAGATTTGGCCTGTCTCTATCAACGACGTAGAGATGGAGGAGGTAGGCGAGGTGGAAGCTCTCACCGACCAGGTGCTGAACTTCGCTCAGATCACTCCTACCGTTCGCCGCGTAGGTCTGACCGTGCCCGTCTCTAATATGGCCATCGACAACGCTGCCTTCGACCTCATGGCCTTCGTGCAGACCAAGTTCGGTATTGCTCTCCGCGAGTACATCGCCAAGAAAATCTACTCACAGGCTGAGTGGACTGGCAACAAGGGTCCGTACAGCGGCAAGACTCCTCAGAACATCGAGCTGGGTGCCGATGCTTACAAGAACATCCTCCAGGCTGTTGCCGAGTTCTCTAACAAGGGCTTCTTCGAGGGTAACGTCTGCATCGCCATGGACCGCGTGACCGAGGCTGAGCTGATGGCTACTCCGAAGATTGCAGGTGCAGCAGGTGGCTTCGTCATCGAGAACGGCAAGTGCGCAGGCTTCCCCTACGTTGTCAGCCACTTCGTGAACACCACCCTGAACAGCGCAGGCAAGTTGGTTCCAACTTCCGACCGCTTCATCGAGATTGGCTACTGGGAGTGGTTCGCCCTCCAGCAGCACGGCGACGTTCGTCTGTCTATCGACGCAACCAGCCAGGCTGTTGCCAAGAAGAACATCACCGCCGTGACCATCAACACCGCTTGGTCAATGACCGACATCTCGGTTTACATCAACGGTGCCGACAACGAGTCTCAGGCATTCGGCCTCTACAAGATCGTGGAGGAGGAGCCAACGACCGTGTAAACTCTCTCATCGTCTTCTTTCGGGCATAGTTCCTTGACCGCTCGGCGGCTCCGATGCAGCAGCAATAGGTTGTCTGCCGGGCGGTTTTAAAAGAAGACCATACGAAACGAATAGTATTAACCACAACATCGCAAAAGTAGCAAACCATGTTCAAGCTCGACGAACTTCTCTACAATGCCATCTGTGCAGATGCCGACCTCATGACCGTCATTGGCGGTCGCGTGGAATCGACCTGCTTTGAGGTGTCGCCCGACGAAAAGGACAACACCCCACTGCCCTACATCATCATCCGAGATGAGGGCATGAAGCCTGCACACGGGACAAAGGACGACGACTGGATGCCGAGCATGTGGCAAATGGGCGCAGCGATAGAAATAGGGGCGAAAGACCCGAAAGAGGTGGGCGACATCGTGATGATGGCCATCCGTGCCGTCAACACCTACATCACCACCCACTACGCCCAAGGCGACTACATTCCCAACCTGCTCGAAGACTTCCCAAATACTGAAGGCGTGGCATGGGACTGGATGAAGCCCTGCTACTGGGACTTGGTGCACTACGCTTGTGATGTTGACAAAAACGAATAAAAATTATGGGAACAATTAAAGGACAGAACCTCCGCGTTATGGTAGGAGGCAAGTGTATCGCAATGGCAACATCATGCCAAATCCACATTGGAACTCAGCTTGAGGATGCGTCAACCAAGGACTCCACAGGCGACTGGCAGGAGCAGGAGGTGACTGGCTTGAACTGGGACGCAACCACCGACTCGCTGGTGACTCTCGAGGACAACGGTACCAACGGCGAACTGCCACAGGACTTGATGTCACTCATCATCAACAAGACACAGGTAACGCTGTCGTTCGACACTACTGCTGGTGCAAACAACCGCGTGGGTCAGAACAGCGTCATCAAGCGCAGCGGGACGGCCTATCTCACGGATTACAACCTGACTGCACCCAACCGTCAGAACTCGACACTGAACTGCAAGTTCACAGGTACGGGTCCGTTGGCGTAACTGGAATACTTATCTCTCTGAATAAAATGTCAATCGTCAAGCCCTGCCGCCGCGCAATATCAGCGGCGGGGCTTTTCACAACAACCTAAACAAAGAGAACAATGGCAACAATTAAAGGTCAGAACCTTCGCATACTTTTGCACGAGCCAGACTCAGAACAGAGTCCGGCTTGCATAGCCGCAGCCACCTC